ATTGAAGAACAAACAAAAATTTTATTAGATCATTTTATAAAAAAATAATTATGAAAAAGGTTTTGAAAAATATAAAAACTACTATAGTTGGTGCTTTTGCCGGATTGCCATTATTAATACAAGGTATATCTACAAAAAATGTTATGGAAATTATAACTGGTGCTGGAATATTTTTAACTGGTTTATTTGCTGCTGATGCAAAAAATGAAAATTAAAAAATGATGGTTTATCCATTTACTAAATTTCAATATTTAGCTAATATTATAATAGACAATTTAGAAGGGGGTTATTATCACCCAGATATGTTTATTAATGGTGCAAAAAATACAAGCGGAAAATTTATTCCAGCTTCATCTTTTTTATTATATAAATATTCTGGTGAAACTTTATTTGGTCTAGATAGACACGCTGGACACGATATGTGGTATAGTTCAAAAAGATTAAATAAAAATCCACAACAAAATTTACAATATATTTATAGCAATGTTTATAAATTTATTGATAATGACGCCAAAAATTTTTGGACAACTTTAGATAAATTAAACGCTAGAAAAAATTGGGCTTGGAATTATTTTGGCGGAAAAGATAAAACATTATTAAAGGATCTTTGTATTAAAATGATGTATAACTATTTTAATAATTTTGTTTGGAAAAAATTGGATGATAAAGGAAAATTACTTGTAATAAATGATGATAAACTAGCTTTAAATTATATTTATTCGGCCTGGAATGGAATTGGATATTCAAATTATTACAATAAAATTTTTAATGAAGAAATAAAAAACAATAATAGAGATTCAATAAGCATTAATAATAAAATATTAATTGCTAGATCTAATTCAAATAGTGGTATTATTCGTGATAGTGCAACAAGATTAAAAAATGTTTTTTCAAAAATTGTAAGTTCTAGTATACCAATTTTAAAAAAAAACAGTAGTAAAATTATAGCTGGATTAATTCCAATTGTAATTATAGTTTTTTTATTTAGAAAAAAAATTTTTAAATAAAAAAAGTTTTTCTATATTTGAATTGACAATTTAAAAATATAGATATGCAACAATTAAACATCTTTAACGATCTATCTTACGTATTTGCTCAAATACACAAAAAAGAAGAACAAATAATTCAGCTAAAAAACTTATTGCACACAACAAAAAACAGCAATAAATTTGCTATTTCTATTGATGGTATTTGTATAAAAAATGAAACAATACCATACAATTTAAAAATGGAAATACAATTAATTTTACAAGATTCTATAACACTATTGCAGCGTGAAATACAATGTTTAAAAATTCAATTTTAAAATGGAAGATTTAATTTTTACAATTTTTATTTATTTTGCTTCAATGGGATTATTTTTATTTATAACTCTTTCATTATTTTTATTAACTTTAAAACAAGACAAAAAAAATGCAACAAAACGAAAACAAGAACGCACCAGCGTTTCCACCACAAGTAGCTCAAGACAATTTCGGCCGTTTGGTAGTCGCCGTTCCAGGAATGACAAAACGCGAATTTTTTAGTATTCTAATGCTACCAAAAGCAATAGATATATTATTGCAGCGTCCTATTATGAAAAATGGTAGTAAACTAAACGCTAGTGAAGCTGCAATTTATTGGGCTGATGAATTACTTAATGAATTAGAAAAACCAAACGAAAATGAAACTACTCCAACAATTATTAAGTAATGAAAAAATCCAGCTTTTATTATTTACTATAATAGCATTAATAATAGGTGGATATTTACAAAACAATTAAAAACATAATCCAGGTTAAAATCTGGATTTTTTTTTGACAATGGAACAACAACAACAAATTAATTTTACTGATCTGTTGAATAAACGCAAATATGATCGGAATAAAAAAACGTTTGCTTCACATATTGCCTTTACTATCCAGCAAAAAAATATAGCTACTTTAGGTAGTTATTGTGTATTAACTGGATTACCTAAAACTGGTAAATCAACCTTTTTGAGTGCTTTGATTGGATCGGCTTATTTGCCTTCACATCAAGAAATTTTTACTTTAAAATTACATTTAACTTCAAGACGTAAACGAATTTGTTATTTTGATACAGAATCAGCTGAACACGATTTTTATCAACAAATTAACCGTATAAAAAATTTTAGTTTAACTAGTGAGCTACCAGAGTTTATAGATGCTTTTTGTACGCGTGAAGATGATCCAGTAATAATAAAAAATTTAATCATTGAATATTTAAATAATCATCCAGATTGCTGTATTTTAATTATTGATGGTTTTTTAGATCTTTGTTTTAATTACAATGATGAAGTAGAAACTAGAATTTTAACAAACTGGTTTAAAAAAATTACAAAAGATTATAACATTATGTTGTTAGGTGTATTACATACTGGTAAAGGACATAATCAAGATACTTTAGGTCATTTGGGTTCAAATACTGATCGTTGGGCAAACAGTACGTTAATAGTAGAAAAGGATAAAAACAAAAATCAACACATTTTAAAACCTAAATTTTTAAGATCAGCACCAGATTTTGATCCTATTGCTATTGAATATTTTAATAACCATTGGCAGCAAGTTCCTTATTATGCAACAGATGAACCAATAAAAACAAAAACAAAAAAATAAAAAAAACCACAAATAAAAATTTGTGGTTTTGACAATGGGAAATGCAACAACAAATCCTATTTCTTTTCAAAACAAAAATATAAAAAAAAATGGAAAAAAAATTATTATCAGCAACAATATTTTATACACCTGGAACATTACGTCCTAGAAAATATAGAAACATATCAAGACAAGATAATTTTGTTATGTTTGCAAAAAAATCAAATGGAATTTATATTAATTTTTATGATCAAAAAACTAAAGTATATTTATACAGAGTTTATTTAAAATAGTTTTTATAGGGTGTAGGAGTTTTATTTATTTACCGGCTGCTGTTTTTACAGCGGCTTTTTTTTTGCCTAAAATTTACCTTTTTTTTTATTATAGGTGAAAAGAAATAGTATAATGTGAATAAAAATTTATGTAAATACCTATATTTTAATAAAAAAACGTGTATCTTCGTTTGGGCGTGGTCGCAAACACACGCACAAACGAAAACACTATTTTAAAAAAAAAATTATTTTTTGCTTTGTGTATTGATTTTTTTATTACCTTGCTTCAAGTTTTAATCCGTACTACTTTTTAAATGAAAAAAAATTTTATTTGGATAGCAGCAGCAGCTGCAGCAGCTTTTTATTTTATTTATAGAAAAAAAACTTTTGCTAAAAGTTTAATTTTTTCTTTTAATAACATTAAATTAGTTGGTAAATGGTATAACCCAGAAATTATTGTTTTTATATCAGTTCAAAATCCAACAAATCAATCTATAACAATTCAAGCTATTTCTGGAACATTATATTTAACTGATAAAGCAATTTCTAATATATCAAGTTTTACACAGCAAAAAATTCAACCACAAATTGAAAGTTTAATTTCATTTAGTGCAAAACCTGGTGTAGTTGGTATTGCTAATGTTTTAAAAGAAATTTGGTCTGGAACAAGAAGCAAAAAATATAATTTTAAATTTGTTGGTTCAGCAAATGTAGAAGGTGTTTTATTGCCTATTGATATTGAATTTAATTTATGATAAGTAGAGCATTTTTATTACAAAATATTTCTGGATTTGTAAACAGAAAAAATTTAATTGTAGAAGATCAAACTACCGGTGATATTATAAAAGCAATTTTAGATACTCATCCAAAGTATAAAAATGATTATAATAAAATTGCTGGTTATTTTAAAGGATATAACGAAATAAAAAGTTGTGAAAAAATATGGAATTTTTTAAAAAAAAATATCCGGTATATTGTTGAAAGTGAAAATAAACAATTTGTACGTAGTCCAGCTGCAATATTGAAACAAGCTGTAAGTGATTGTAAATGTTATAGTTTGTTTATTGGTGGAATATGTGAAAGTTTAGGAATGAATTTTTGTTATAGATTTGCAAGTTATAACGAATATACAAAACAACCAGGACACGTTTTTGTAGTTGTTAATCCTGGTACAAATAATGAAATTTGGATAGATCCAGTATTAAGTTATTTTAACTACAAAAAACCGTATTATTATAAAATAGATAAAAAACCAAAAATGGCAATATATTCAATTTCTGGAATAGGACAAACAAGAAAATCAAGACGTATGGCAAGACGTGCAGCAAGACGTGCAGCTGGTAAAGGTTTTGGTCAAAAATTAAAAAAGGGTTTGCGTGGTGTATTAAAAGTTGCAGCTTCACCAGCAAGAAATGCTTTTTTAGGATTAGTACAATTAAACGTTAGAAATTTAGCTAAAAAATTAGCTATTGCATACGAAAAAAATCCAACAGCATTAAAAAACTTTTGGGAAAAATTCGGTGGTAGAATAGATAAACTTGTTGGTGCTATAAATAGAGGAAAAAAGAAAAGACGTATTTTAGGAGTAGGTGAAGAAAGTTCTTTTGATGCAATGCCTTTTGCAATTGGATCTGTAACAACTTTGATGGCAACAGCAGCTCCAATTATTGCAGCAATAACAAAATTTTTAAAATCAGTAGGAATTGAACCAGAAGATTTAACAGATTTTGCAAAACGTGCAATTAATATTAAAGCAAAACAGCTTTTAGAAAATCAACTAGTTCCAGAAGCTGAAACAGAAGAAAGTTATCAAGAATCAACAGAAAACGAAACAGAATAATATGTCAGCAGCACAAAAACAAGCACAAGCTAATTTTAAAAAAGCTATTGCATATAGAAAAAAAACTGGATGCAGCTTAAAAGAAGCTTTTGCACACGTTAAAAAAAATAAAGTTACTGGATTAGATAAAGTAGTTAAAAAAGGTAATAAAACAAGTGTTCTTTATACAAAAAAAGCAAAAAAGAAAGCAGCAACAAAAAAGAAAGTTAAACAAGGAGTTTTATTTGGTGTAAAAAAGAAAACAGCAAAAAAGAAATTAATTAGCACACATAAAGACACAAAATCACACAATGTAAATATTCGTGTAATGAGTGGATATAAAAAATTAGCTGGTTTGTTTGATACATCAGTTATAAAAGATCTTGATCAATTAAAAAAACAATATTTTTTATTAAGTAAAAAATATCATCCAGATGCTGGTGGAACAAATGAGCAATTTGTTCAATTAAAAAACGAATACGACAAATTAAGGGATGCAATTTTAAGGGGTGCTAATTTAACTGATGAACAGAAAAAAAATGAAATTGAAATTGATGAAGCTTTACAAACTATTGTAGATAACATTATATCTATTGAAGATATTAATATAGAAGTTATTGGTAAATGGATTTGGGTATCATCTAAATTAATAGGTTTTTCTAATTCTAGTTATGCTTTATTAAAAAAAGCTGGTTTGACATATATTAAAAAAGGTGGTAAACCTTATATGATATATAAAGGTGTAGAATCAAAAAGTAGGGGTGGAATGTCAAAAGAAGATATTGAAAAAAAATATGGTAAAACAAAATTTGAACCTAGAAAAGGAAACAAATTAAACGGAATGATAAAAAACAAAGCTAAAATTTTAGCAGCGTTTAATAAATTAAAAAAAGGATTGGATAAACGTCCAATATAAAATAAATGTAGTTTAAAATTTAAATAAAAAAAAATGGCAAAAAGAAGAAAAAAAAGCACTATGAAAAGACGCCGTTCTCGCGTTGGTGCAATTGGTAAAGGTGGTTCTATTGTGTCAAGTATTGGTATTATTGCTGGTGCTGTGGCCGGTCGTTTAGTGGTAAAATCTGTTTTACCTTCAATGGACGAAAAAATTAAAAATTTAGGTGTTTGTGCAATTGGTTTTGTTTTACCAAAATACGTTAAATCGGATATAGGTAAAGCTGTTGGTAACGGTATGATTGCTGCCGGTGGTATGGGTTTAGTTAGTTCATTTTTACCAGCTATTTCTGGTGTTGATGATATGATTGAATTTCCAGTTCAAGTTTCTGGTGTTGATGATGGTTTATCTGTTATTGCTGGTGATGATGTAATGGCCGGTGATGATTCACTATCTGTTTTAGCTGGTATTGATGATGAATACGATTATTAATTTTTATTTCTTTTCACCTATATTTTTAAACAATAAAAAATTTATAAAAAATGGATACTTTAGGATCTCGTATGGCATACGATAAAGCCAAAGAAGCGATAAATAACGCTGGTTTTTCAGCTGGTCAAGCTGTATTAAGTCAAGGATATTTGCGTACAGAAGTAGCTTTAAGCACTACAAAAACTTCATACCAATTCCCAATTTTAGTAAACGATAATATTAATGGAGCTTCCTTTAATACAACTAATTTGTTGAATTTACAAGATGCTTTTTATGTTAGTTCTTTTGGTTTGTTTTTCTGTAAACCTTCAAGCTCAACTGATACTACTTTTCAATTAGTAACTTATCCAAATGCAAGTATTTTTAGTACAGCAAATACAGCATCTAGTTTGTTTACTTGGTATAATTCAAGTTTACAATTAGTAGTAAATAACCGTCAAATTATACCTTCGTATGATTTGTATCGTCATTATTCAGTACCACAACAACAAACAACAGCAAATGCTGATTATACAACTTCTGGTATTGCTTATAAAGATCAACAAGACGGTGGTATGAGTGGTTTTTATCCAGTAGAACCAGGATGGGTTTTAGTTGGATCTAAAAATAATACTTTGACAGTTAATCTTCCACAAGCTATGACAGCTGTAGAAACTAATTCAAGAGCTATTTTAGTATTTAGAGGACATTTAGCACAAAACGTTACACCAGTACGTTAATTGTTAGAAAGATAGTAAAGCAATGGCTGCGGCTCGGTAAATCCAGACAGCTAATTTTTATAATTTTAAAAAATATTTAAGATGGCTTTTAAGTCCCAAAAATACGAATTAGTAGAATTAGTAGTTTCTGGTATAGCTTCAACTGGACAAACACAAACACGTTGGAATTTTCCAGATTTACCTAAATTAAGATATACAGCTTTACAAGCTATTTCATTTTTTACAGCTGGTTCTTTAACAGCTACTCCATTAAATAATCCTTTGTTACCTACAACAGTTTTAGCAAAAAGTTATTTAGTATTGTATGCTAATGATAGAACAGATTTGTATAGAATACCAGTTCTAGAAATGAACAGAATACAAAATTCAGCTGTTGATCCTTTTGCTAGAGGTTTATTTGAATTTAATAACCAAAAAGTAACTTGGGAAAAATCATATATTGAAATAGCTTCAGCTCCAGCTAATACAGTTAATCAATCATTTTTATTAGGGGTTTATTACGCATAAAATATTATGAGATTTAGTATAGAGAAAAACAGCGTTAATGGTGTTATTGACTGGTACGAAATACAAAATATTTCAAACTGGGTTATTTATAGCCATAAACCAGAAAATATTAAATATATTGGTTCTGAAGATTTACAAGAATCTTTAGAAAAATTAACGTATGCGTTAAACGATATAAAAAATTCACCAGCTGCTGAAAATACTTATATACTCCGCTGCGATCCAAAAAATTCTAAAATAAAAGAAAAACCAATTTTAGCATTTTGTTTAAATACTAATGTTTCAAGTAGTAATATAATTGCTGGATTTAATCCTGGTTATGCTACTAAAAATGATATTGAAGAAATTAAACGAATGATTGAAGCAAAAGATATTGAAGATGAAATAGATGATCTTGAACCAGAACCACAAAAAAATTTTTTAGCTGGTTTGTTAGAAAATGAACAAGTACAACAAATGGCTATTAATGCTATTAGTGGTTTAATTGGTTCTTTTATGATGAAAAAACCAATTGTTACTAGTTTAGCTGGTGTAGATGATATAGATACAATTTTAAAAGATTTATTTTCTAAAGGTGTAAAGCTTGAACATTTAAGAAAATTAGCTGATATGCCAGAAGAAAAAATTACTATGTTAATACAAATGTTATAAAATGCCACAAGTAAACGTAAGTCAATTAATAGGAAAAACATTTTATCCAAGAGTACCAATACCTTATTTTGATGTATATGATGTAAATAATGATGGTGATAAAGCTATGATTAAAGGATTTTTAAAACAAAATGAATCTTTTGTAATGGATAGTTATTTATCACCAAAAGAAGCATATACAAGTAATTACGGTATAAAATATGCAAAACGTTCAAATTTATATTTAACATTTTATAGAGGAAATAAATATTATGGTATTATTTATACACCCTTTTTATTTAGTTTAAGTAAATTACAAGATCAAGGTGTAAAAACAGTAGAAGAAGAACGTAAACAACAAGAAGAAGAAAATAAAACTCCAATTGATAAAATAACAGATGTTTTTAAAGGTGGGGCTGGAATGGTTAAAAATTTATTATACATAGGTGTAGCAATATTCGCAATTGGATATTTAGTTCCAAAATTCAATAAAAAATAAAATGAAAAAAAATAAATTATTACCAATATTACTTTTAGCTGGTGCTGGTGTTGCAGCTTATATGTATTTTAAAAATAAAAAATCTTCAAAAGAAATTGCTGATGGTGTAGATGTAGAACCAATAGATAATAAACCTTCAAGTGATGATCAAACCACAACAACAAGTGAAGAAACTGGTGAAACTACTGGAGTTAAATTAATAAAATCGGCTGCTTCTATTTTAAAGAAAGGTAAGCAATTAATCAAAGGAAGAAAAAAAAGAAAAACAGCAAAAATAATTGTTGAAAAAGGTGAAGAAAGTCGTACACCATATCCAGAAACAGATATTACAAGAAAAAATAGACAATTAGAAAGAACAACAGAAAGACAAAATAGAAAAACAGCTAGAAAAGCAAAAAGAACAGCAAGAAGATCTAGTAGAAAAAATAAAAAAGTTTTAACTGGTTTTGAATTTTAAAGCTATTTCTTTTCACCTATAATTAATAAAAAATGAAAAACGATAATACTATATTATTAATTTTAGCTGGTGTTGCTGTTTGGTATTTTTGGAAACAAAAAAATAAAACAACACCAATAAATAAAGTTAAAGCTGCTGGTTTATTTGCTAAACAAGCGGTTCAAAATAGCAATGTAATTATACCAAATGAATCATTTGCAAAACAATATAAAAACGATCAAGCAAAATGTGTGTAGATAAATGTAAAAAATACGTTACAGAAACAAAAATATACAGTACATCTGGTCAAACTGATTCAATGTGTAACAGTATTTTATTTATTAATACTGGTAGTAATAATGTTATTATTGATGGTTTAACATTACAACCAAATCAAAGCTGGAGTATAGAAGGAAATAGAGATGAAATGAATATACATACTTATCCATTTGCTTTTTCATCAACTACTGGATCTAATTTAACAATAATCTTTAAAAGATACGTAGGATAAAATGTTTGAAGTAGATTTTCACATATTGAATCAAAAAGCTACTCCGGCAATTTATGCTGATACTTTAGCTAATCGTCCGACATTTGGGTTTGCTGGTAGAATTTTTATAAATACAGCTTCACCTTATGGAGTTTATCGTGATACTGGCTCGGCTTGGGTGCAAGTTGCTGGTATTGGTGGCGGACCTGGTTCTACCGGTGTTAATGGTTTAAATGGTACAACAAATATAGGATTGGGTGGTACACTAGCAAATAATACTACAATAAATGGTAATTTTAATTTAGATTTTTTTCATAAAAGTTTTACAGTTAATGCTCAAAATTCAACAACATTTAATGTATCAACTTATACAAATAATGGAAATTCAAATGTATTAAAACAGCTTGATGCTAATTCTAGTTTATATTCGGAATTATTTTTAGAACCATTTATTATTTATTCAAAATATAACAGTTTAAATTATGGTTTAAGTTTAAATGATACTACTGGAAAATTTGCTTTAGGTGATTACAATAATGATAGAAAATATAATTCTTTTGTAGTTAATGATGATACAAATGAATTTTACTTAACTACATCATTTAATCAAGCTAATACTGATCAAGATTTATTTTTTGCTAGTAATAGTTCATCTAGTATTAGATTTGTAAAAATAGGTGATTTTAACGCTTATCAAAATAATATTTCATTAGTAGTTGATGATGCAAATTATAGAATATTTACCACTGGAACAAATGCTACTAAAGGTTTTGATTTAGATTTTAATAATGAAGTTTATAATTTTGCTGATACAAACGCAAAAATAACTTGTGATGCTGTAAACCAATCTATTGAATTAGAAACAAACAATTTAAAATTTACAGGATCTATATCAACATCTATTCCACCAACTTCTGGATCAATATTATATTTAGAAGTTTATGTAAACAATATTCTTTACAATATATTAATGACAAGACCATAAAATAAAAAAAAATGACAAAGGAACAACAAGCAATAAAAAATATTAAACTGTTAATTGATCAAAGTATTGAAGCTGGAGTTATAAAAAATATTGAAACAGCAAATTTAGTTTATCAATCATACCAAATTTTAAACGATAGTGTTAATGGAACAAGTGATAATAACTCAAGTAATTAGTTTTTTAATTAGTATTGGTTTTATTTGGGGTTCTTTTAATAATAGAATAAAGAATCTTGAAAAAAAAAATAATGATGATAAAGATATTAAAGAAAGATTAACAAGGATTGAAGAACAAACAAAAATTTTATTAGATCATTTTATAAAAAAATAATTATGAAAAAGGTTTTGAAAAATATAAAAACTACTATAGTTGGTGCTTTTGCCGGATTGCCATTATTAATACAAG